CGCGCAAGCCACTGCGCCAACACACCCGATCGTGGTCAATCCAGACAACGTGGTGTCATACGACCCACGCGAGCGCGCACAGACGCTGCTGCTGAAGACGCAGCCACGAGTGGTGCGTGGTCGTGTGCCACGAACAGTCACTGGCGAGATCGCAGTCGACAAGCTGTCTGACGTGCCATCGATCATCGTGCAAGCGATCAGCTCGAAGACTGAGACGAGCGACTCGCACAACCAGCGCATCGTGAAAGTGAAGCTGTGCTTCAGTGTGTATGACGAGAATCCAGACAGCAGTGGCTACCAAGACGTGCAGAACATGCTCGAAGCTGTCGACATCGCTTTCACCAGCTTTGGCGCGCAAGCGATCGATCAAGCCTACCCAATCGTGATGCCAATCGAGTGGAGCATCATCGAAGCTGATTGCTTTCCACACTTCGTTGGCGAGATGACCACGTCATGGCAGCTGCCAGCTGCTCGACCAATGCCAGACTTCGAGTTTGGAATTGTGCCAGCTGAGCACGTCGCAGCGAGTGTGCATGAAGAACCAATTCTGGAGCTGCCATCATGAAGAAAGAACTGCCAAAGATCACTGGACAGGTCATCTACATGGGGCCGCACATTCGTCATCTTGGTCTTGGTTACGCCACGATCTTTCGCGATGGCATTCATCCACAGCTATATGACGCGATCGAAGAATGCCCTGCGCTGCGCGAGCTGTTCGTGCCAGTCAACCAGTGCTCGATCGTGCGACTCCAGTTGAACTTCGACTATGCGCACAACATGCGTGGCGTCGCTGGCAAATACGTCACTTTTTTTCGCGAAGTCCAAAAGTGGCTCGCGTTCAGCAGAGAACCACAACCAACGCCGTCTGGCGTAACAACAGAAGAACTACACCATGCCTAATCTAGGACCTTTCAAACACGGCGTCAGCTGGGCTGACGTGCCAACCAGTGTCATCGCACCAGTTCAAGCAGACGTTGGTGTCAACGTCGTCTTTGGTGCAGCGCCACTGCACTTGAGCAAAGCTGGCAAAGACGCGATCAACAAGCCACTGATCTTCAATCGCTACGAAGACGCAGTTGCAACGCTTGGCTACTCCAGCGACTGGAACATCTACGACATCTGTGAGCACATGGATGCTGCTTTTGTCCAGTTCGGTGTCTTTCCAGTCATCTACATCGCAGTGAACAACCCAGAGACTGGCGCGACTGTGGTCGCTCCAGCACCACACGATCTGGTCAACGGCCAAGTCAACACTGGCGTCGAGCTGATCGCGTGGATGATCGACGTCAAAGACGAAGCTGGCACTGTCACGTTCGTCGAAGGCACTGACTATCTGGTGAGCTATTCGCCAGACAATAAAGTGGTCATCACGCGCATTGCTGGTGGCGCGATCATCAACGATGACGACACGATTCAAGTTGGTGGCTCGTCGCCAAGCGCAACGCCACTGACAGCAGAAGACATCATTGGTGGCATCGATGGCTCTGGCAAGCGCACTGGACTGGAAGTGATCGAAGACGTGTTTCAAGCCACTGGCAAAGTCCCGGGCATCATCATCTGTCCAAAGTTCAGCATCGACCCAACTGTCGCCAGCGTGATGGAAGCGAAGTGCGAGAACATCAATGGCTGCTTTACTGCCATGTGCTTGATCGACGTGCCAACGGACACAATCCAGACAGCAGGCGCTGTGAAATTGTGGAAAGACGAGAACAACATCAGCTTCCCGCGCCAGCAGTGTCTCTTTGGAAAGCCAGCGCTCATTGGCGCAACTGCGCAGAAAGTCTTCAACTTCGCCAGCCAGCAAGGGCCGCTCATGCAGTGGACTGACGCTTACCGTGGCGACGGTCTGCCATACCACTCACCATCGAACAAGCCACTGCGCATGAACGCGCTGGTGCTCGCTGATGGCACTGAGCTGCCAATGCACTTGCTCGACGCCAACATGCTCAACAGTCAAGGCGTGATCACAGCGCTGAACTTCATTGGTGGCTGGCGATCGTGGGGCAATCGCACTGCGTGCTTTCCAGCCAACACTGACGTGAAAGACATGTTCATCTCAGTGCGCAGAATGTTCGACTTCATTGGCAACAGCACTGTGCTGACGATCTGGCAGAAGGTCGACGAACCGGGCAATCGACGACTGATCGACGCTGTGGTGAACTCACTGCAGCTGTGGCTCGATGGACTGAGCAACACAGAAGCGCTGCTTGGCGCGCGCATCGAGTTTCGTCAAGACGAGAATCCAACCACTGAGCTGCTCAATGGGCACTACCTTTTCCACATCTACATCGCTGTGCCAACACCAGCTGAGTGGATTGACTTCAGAGTCGAATACTGGCTGCCGTATGTGCAGAATCTGTGGGCTGAAGACCAAGAGAACGCTGCAGCCTAACCACCAACCAACACACCAACAAGGAGCACCACAATGCAAATACCAAACCACGTCGCGAACTTCTCAATCTTTCTGGCTGGCAAACGTCTGATCGGAATGGCAGACGTCGAGCTGCCAAACATTCAGAATCTCACTGACGAGCTGAAGGGCAGTGGCATCTTTGGCACGATCGACATGCCAGTGCAAGCGCACTTCCAGCCACTCAGCGTCAAGCTGAAGTGGATTACAATCGTCGACAGCGCAGTCTTCGCCACCATTCAAGATGGCGCGCAGCTCGATGCGTGGGCTGCCAACCAGATGCACGACAGTGGCACGAACAAGATCATTCACGTTGGCTGGCGCTTCATCATGGGCACTGCTCCAAAGTCGTTCAATCTTGGCAAGCTGGAAGTTGGCACGAAGGGCGAAGGTGAGAGCGAATACGAACTGATCAATTTGCGCGTGCTGCGCAACGACCAGATCATGCTGGAGATCGACAAAGAGAACGCAGTCTGTCGCTGGTTCAATGGCATTCAGCTGGTCGACAACGCGCGTCGCATTCGCCAGCTGATCGGATTGTGATTGCGCTGGTGGTGGTGATTCTCTACAAGTAGAAACATGGACAGAACACTATTGGAGAAAGAAACACGCAAGCCAACTGGCGACGAGCCAGCTGTGCTTGAGCATGGCAGCACCACCAACAACGAAGAGCAGCACGCAGAAGTCACGCAGCTTGTCGAAGAGTCGCAATTCGAAGAGCTGGCAGTCGACCCGCCACAGAAGCCAGTGAGACTGGCGCTCGACCCACCAGTCGTGTATGACGGCAAGACCTACAAAGAGCTGGTGTGCGACTTCGACAAGATGGTTGGCATGGACTACATCAGAGCAGAGCGAGAGTTCCGCCACATGTTCAGACCAGCCACCAAAGGCGAGATTCCATTCGCGCAGATGAACCCTGAGTTTCACACGATCGTCATCGCGCACGCTGCTGACGTGCCAACGGGCGTGATCAAGAAGCTTCAGATTCGACAATTCACTGCGCTGCAGAGTAAAGCACTAAAAATCTTTGGCAGCTCTTCGGAAGAGGAGAAAGCGTAAGCGATCTCCTGCGCAGTGTTTCACTGCGTCTGGCGCGCGCCAGTGGTGGCGGCGTTGGCTACTGGTTAGAGCTGCCGATTGACGAGCTGTTGAAATACACGCTGGAACTAGACCAGCAGCTGAAGCAAGAGAACGAAAGGAGGTGAAGTAGCCAGTGGGAGCAAAGCGCGAATACACAGCAATCTTTTCGATTGGCGCGAAGCTGCTTGGCTCGTTCAAAGGCGCGATGGCGCAAGCGCAGTCGCGCATGAAGAGTCTGCAAGCGTCGACAGCGCGCACCACCAGTCTGGTCAAGAAGCTGACGTTCGGCTTTGGTGGTTTGTTCGCGCTCTTTGGCAGCTTTCTGGCTGCGAACATCTTCAAGCAAATCTTTGGTGGCGCGAGCCAAGAAGCGATCGAAGCGCACCAGCGCACGCGCAGTTTGCTGGTGTCGCTGCGCATGATGGATGACATCAAGAAGAAGGGCAAAGGCGCAGCTGAAGAAGAACTGAAGCGAATCTATGAGCACAACGCAGCGCTCGAAAAGCAAGGTGTGCTTCACAAAGACATTCTCGACGACATGTCAGTGATCTTGGCGCGCGCGAAGCTGCCATCAGCTGCCATCCAGCGAACGACTGACAAGCTGGCTGATGTGCTGGTCGCCACGATGGGACCCACAGCGACTGCAGAAGAAGGCAAGGGCATGGCTGAAGCGTTCAGAAAGTCAATGGTCAGTGGCAACGTGAAAGCGCTGCAAGCGCAAGGCGTCGACATACCAAAAGAGCAAGCCACATGGTTCAAGACCATCATCGGTCGCATACCACGCTACAACGCGCTGATGAAGATACTTGGCGACAACTACAAGAACGTGAATGAAGAAGCTGCCAACACGCCAGAAGGCAAGCTGGTCAAGTTCCAGAATGCGATGAAGACGATGGCTGGCAACATTGGCGAAGTGCTGTTGCCAGCTCAAGCACAGCTGGCTGATGCGTGGAAAGAAGCGCTGCCAGAAGTCGAGCCACTGATCGTGGCAGTCATGAAGCTGCTGTTGAAGCTTGTCACGAAGCTTGGCAACGTGGTGCGCACGCAGCTGATTCCGTGGTGGCATGAGTTCCAAAAGTCTGAGCGCTTCCAGCAGATCAAAGACGTGTTGACGTGGTGCGAGAAACACTTCAAAGGGCTTGCGATCACAGTTGGCATTCTGGTGGGTCTGTTCGTTGGACTGAGCGTGATCAGCAGCATTCTGCCAATTCTCATTCTGATGACCAGCACAGTTGGTCTGATCGTCGCTGCTGTCGTCGCGCTGGCTGCAGCTGTCGCTGTGGTCATCTACAACTGGGACACGCTCAAAGAGATGTTTCCAGCCACGACAGCTGTGATCGAGCACTTGATCGAAGGCTTCAAGCTGTCGTTCCAGACTGGCTTCGACTTCATCAAAGCGCTGTGGGCAACAGTGGTCGCGCTGTTCACTGGCGACTTCACTGGTGTTGGCAAAGCATGGGAGAAAGTCTGGCACGACATGGTCGATCTGATGGGCTGGTGGAAGACGTCACTGATCGCGATCGCGAAAGAAGTTGGCAAAGCGTTCAAAGATTACTTCTTGCGAGTGTTCGAAGACATCAAGTCGATCTGGACGTGGATGAAGGGCTTCAGTTGGTCAGGCATCAAGAAGATGTTCAGCGAAGGCAAAGACGCTGCGACAGCGTATGGCGAGACAGTGAGCACTGGTCAAGCTGCTGGTGCTGGTGGTGGCTTGAGCGAAGCGCAAGCAGCAGCAAAGATGGCTGGCGGTGTGCCAATAGCTTCGCTGGCAGAAGTTCGCAAGAACTACGCTGACGAGCTGAAAGACCCTGAAGTGATGCGCGCTGTCTACCAGCGCACCAAGCAAGAAGTTGGTGAAGGCACGAGCGCCAGAGCGCTGCTGGCGCAGCAAGCTTTTCAAGAAGAGCTGTTCAATCGAGCAGCATCGCGCAACCAGACGCTTGCCTATGCTGTCCATGACCCCAACTACTATCCAGAGCCAGTTCGCAACCAGAGCGTCAGCGCGCGAACTGCTGCGCAGTATGCTGGTCTTCTCAGCAAAGTTCAAGCTGGCAGCAACGTCTCTGGCTATGCGACAGGCAACGCGTCTGGCACAGTTGGCTTTGCTGGCGGCCCACAGACGCTGGACGTTGGCGAGCGCTTTGGTATAGAGGGTCCTGACATGCCTTGGGTCAGAGCCATGAAAGCACAAGCAGCTCAAGCCAAAGCTGCGCCATCAGGTGTGCCACCAATGCTGGCGCGATACGCAGCTGGTGGCATCTTCACCAAACCAACTGTTGGCGTGTTTGGTGAAGCAGGGCCTGAAGCTGTCGTGCCACTCAAAGCTGGTGGCGCGCTTGGTGGCACAGCGGTTCACTTCAATCCAGTCATCACGATTCATGGCAACGCCAGCGAAGCTGAGCAGAGCGCGCTCGACACGCGACTGCGATCGCTCGCTCGCGACTTCGTTGACAAGTTCAAAAGAGCACAGACACACGAGCGACGTCTGAGCTACGAGGGCGGCTATGGATAACAAAGCGACGATCGACCCACCACCAATCTTTGGCACACCACCACAAGTCGCATTCGTTCGCGACGCGACGTGGATTGCGTTGGGTCAACCAAAGCCAGCGCGCATCATCATCTCGACGCAAGGCGACTGGTGGGACACGCTCGCCATTCGTGCGTATGGTCGCAAGCGTGGCAACGAGCATCTGATGTTTCGACTAATCGAAGCGAACCACGCGCTGCGCGAGATCAGCAACTTTCCAGCTGGCATCGCTGTGATCGTGCCAGACGTGGCAGTTGCGACTGAAGTGCCACTTGTCCCGTGGACGTCAGCAACCTTCATCCCATAACATGCCAGAGCCATCACCAGTGATCGAGTCGACGCAGCTGCAAGCTGAAGTGGTTGGTGTGCTCGTGGTCGTCTTCACGCGCGAGCATGGCAAGACCAAGCCAGTTCAGCGTGTTGCTCCAATCGAGCCAGCTGGTCAGCGAAAGCTGATGAACTTCATCAAGCACAAGTTGCATGGTGGCGTGTTGCGCTTGGCAGAAGCGCCACCAGAAGAGAAGCGCATCATCACGCTATGATCATTCAAGCCAGAGCTGCGCGACCAGTGATCATGATGGACGGCACAGACTACTACTCGAAGCTTGAGCCATACTTCGTGAGCATGACTGTCGAAGACAACTGCGACGGCAAGAAAGCTGACGATCTTGAGCTGAAGCTGGCTGATCGCGACAAGCGCTTCATCAACGACTGGATGCCAAAGAAGGGCGCTTTTCTCGACATTGGCATCAGCGCAGAGCGCTGGTTCGCGCCATTCGCAACAGCAGTGAAGCTTGATTGTGGTCGCTTCTGGATTGACTCGATCGAGTTCTCTTTGCCAGACCACACTGTGACCGTCAAAGGCAATTCGATTCCAACCAACGTGCGCTTGAAGTCAAGCATCGAGTCGCGTGGTTGGGAAGGCTCGACGCTCAAAGACGTCATGAAGCAGATCGTCGAAGACGAGAACAAGATGAAGCTTGACTATAAAGCGACCAACAACCCGCAGTATCTGCGCACTGAGCAGCACGACGAGAGCGCGCTCGCTTACATCATGAAGCGTGCAGAGAACGCGAAGCTGGCGATCAAAGTGCATCGCAACACCGTCACTGTGTTCGACGAGCAGCAGCTCGAAGATCAAGCGCCAAAGTTCGCGCTGCTTTATGGCAACACAGCAGCGATGACTGGTCTGGCTGCGTATCGCATGGCTGGTGGCACGTTCACAACCACAGTCGTGGACACGACCAAGAAAGCGAAAGTCAAGCACGTCAACGTTGGCACTGGCGACACTGAAGAAGGCGAAGCTGACGATGAAGACGAAGACGAAGATGACGAGAATGATCAGAACACCAGCCAAGACCATGATGGCGACAGCGACAGTGGCGACAGCATTGGCGACCCATCGCTGCGCGAAGTGCCAGTGACGCCCGGGAGCAATGAGAACTGGAACGCTGACGACGTCAACATGGCGAAGTCGATCGTGCGCAACAAGAACAAGCACAAGTATGTTGGCAAGATCGAGATGTCGATTGGCAATCCACTGCTCGCTTCTGGCATGACGCTGATGCTGGTTGGTGTTGGTCAATACGATGGCAAGTGGTTCGTCGAATCTGCGCACCACGAAGTTGCGCCAGAATACAAGACAGAGCTGACGATCAGACGCTGCTTGAAGAACCTATGAAGAATATCTTGTCAGACACTGACTACACCAAAGGCTGGGACAATCGCTTTGGCGTCGCTGTGTGTGTTGGCAAGGTGTCCAAGATCGAAGCCACTGAGAAGGGCGCCAACGTGCGCGTGATCATGGCAGATCGCGTCGACCACAGTGGCAACCCACTGATCACCAAGCCAGTGCCAGTGATGCAGATCGCGTCGAAAGCCAAGAAGAGTTTCGCCATGCCACGACTTGGCGACAACGTGCTGATGGTCAAGCTGCCAAACGGGACAAGCAACTACATGGTCATTGGCTCGCTCTACACGAGCAAAGACCCACCACCAGTGACTGACGCACTGGTCGACTATTGTGAATGGGAAGGTGGTCACATCGAGAAGCACGACGCGAACGAAGACGCTGACGTGTTCTTGACGCAAGACTTCAAAGGTGGCGTGAAGACCACAGTCAAGAAAGACATCGACATCTCGACCACTGATGGTGGCAAAGTCTCGATCGTTGGTGATGGCGACATGCTGATCAAGTCAGCGACTGGCAACGTCAACGTCGAAAGTCCATCTGGCACAGTCACGATCAAGCAGCAGACGATCAAACTGGAAGCGACCAACATCGAGCTGACTGGCTTGGTGAAGATCACTGGCAACATCACGCACGTTGGTGGCATGACCACGACGCTTGTGCATCAAGACAGTCGTGGCTTTCACCAAGCGAGCACGCGCGAAGCTGAGCTGCTGGCGCGCATTGAAGCGCTCGAAACACGCGTGACACAACTGGAGCAACGACATGGTTGAAGGACTCTTTGGCGCAATCATCTTTGGTCGACTACAAGGGCGCATCATGACGTTCGAAGACGTCAATCGCCACTACACTGGACGCTATAGCACGCACATGGTGCATCTGCGCAAGCCACTGCTCGAATGGGCTGGCAACGATCTGCTGAAGATCGAGATGAAAGTCAGCTTGAACGCGAGCTGGTGTGGCGACCCACTGCCACTCTTGGCGCAGTGGCATCTGTTCCATGAGAACGCGCTGGCTGCGCCACTGATCATTGGTGGCAAGCCAATGGGCCCTGGGTTGTCGTTGTTCGTCATCACTGAGCTGCAAGAGACACACAAGAACTGGCTCGCTGGTGGTCGACTGATCGCTGTCGAGCTGTCAGTCATGTTTCAAGAATACATTCCATTCACTGAAGGCTTGTTGTCGCAGTTTGGCATCCCAGGCTTCGCGCAAGGTTTCATTGGCTCTGGAGCGATCTGATCATGCCAACAACAGACACACCACCAATCTTTTCGACGCCACCAAAGCTGCCAACCATTGGCACGCAGACGCCACCAGTGTTGAAGAAAGCGTTCCCTGGGTATGGTCAGCTGTCTGATCTCGCTGAGAACTGGCGCATCAAGTTTGCTGACGCTGATGGCATACCACTGAACATGCTCAGCTTCGAAGTGATCGACTTCGGTGCGATCGCTTACAAGGAAATCTTTCAGAACGTGAAGACGATCTTGGCGACGCCACTGTTCAGCGCTGCTCTTGAACGCTTGCTTGGCATCGACCAGTCGATCGTCGATCTGCCAATCAACCAAGCATCGCAAGCAACGATCGCGATCATTGACGCGCTCTACTTTTGGGAGCCGCGCGTGGAGATCGTCAACATTCGCTTCGATGGCGACGTGATCGCTGGTCACTTGATCTGCAGTCTTCAACTGAGAGTTCGCAACGTGATCTTTGGAACTGACACACAATATGATCGCAACAACATCTTCGACACACCAACACTGGTCGACCAACCACTGCCAATCATGAACGTGCAACCACCAATCAAGCAAGTGGCAGGGCCGCAAGGCGAGACTGGCAAGCGTGGCAGCTTGTGGTTCACTGGCGACACTGACCCAGCGCCAGTGGCTGGTGCTGACGTGCAGCCACAAGACATGTATCTCAACACGGTCAGTGGCGACGTGTTTCAATTCGACGCGGTAACATTAACTTGGCGCAAAGTGATGGCGCAACAAAAGTCATGAGCTGGAATCCTGCTGGCAATCTCAAAGGGCCCAAGGGCGACCCAGGTGATGCAGTTGGCGCAACTGTGGCGAGCGTCTTTGGCAGACTTGGCGCAGTCGTCGCGCAAGCTGGCGACTACGACGCAGCGAAGATCACCAATGCGCTGTCATCGCTTGGCAGCTACTCAGACCCATCGTGGTTGACGTCGCTCTCGTGGTCAAAGATCACTGGTGTGCCAACATGGGTGACGAGTTTCAATGGTCGCATTGGCGCGATCGCACCAGCTGCCAACGACTACAGCTTCGCGCAGCTGAGTGGCAAACCAACCACACTGGCTGGCTATGCCATCACTGACGCGCAACCACTCGACTCTGATCTCACTGCGATCGCAGCGCTGACGACGACTGGCTTCGGTCGTGGCTTTCTCGATCGCATAGATGGCGCTGCAGCGCGTCTCTACATGGGGCTTGGCACAGCTTCGCTCGCTGACGTTTCATCATTCAAGGGCGCATTCACGTTCGCGCAGTCGCTCCAGCAAGCGCTCGAAGGCTCGACAGCGACGCTTGTTGGCGACATCGCATCACCAGCAGCGAGCAGCTACTATGGCACGAACGCAAGTGGTCAACGTGGCTGGTTCGCTCTGCCAACACCTTCAGGTCCTGCGCCAGTTTCAAGCGTGTTTGGTCGCACTGGTGTTGTGGTTGCGAACAGCAGTGACTATTCTGGAATGTATGCGCCAGCAATCCACACGCACAGCTTCGCGTCGCTGACAGCAATCCCAACGTCGCTGGCTGGCTATGGCATCAGTGATGCCTACACCAAGTCTGAAGTGGCTGCTGGCTTTGCGTCGATCTCGCACACGCACACTTTCGCATCGCTCACATCGAAGCCAACAACGCTGTCTGGCTATGGCATCACTGACGCGCAACCAGCTGGCTCGTATGAAGCGCCACTGTCATTCCAGTGGTCGCTCTCGCGCAGTGGCAACACGATCAACTTGGCTGGCGACGCAGCCACGCCCGGTGCGTCCAAGTATTATGGCACAGACGCAGCTGGTGCTCGTGGCTTCTTCGCGATTCCAACTGGTCTTGGCTCGCCACTGGCTTTCGTGCAGACAGCTGAGCTGGCTCCTGTTGCTGTCACTGGCACAACTGGCAAGATGCTTGGTGTTGGCGCAACTGGAGCGATCACGCCAAAAGTCAGTGGCAAAGTGTTCGTGCAGATCACTTGTGGTGGACTCTTCACGAGTGGTGGCGCTTACTTCTCACTCATTGACATGCTGTATGGCACTGGCACAGCACCAGCGAATGGCGCTGCGTATGTTGGCACGAAGATTGGCAATCGCAATCAAACACCACCGGGCTCACCGAACCAGCCCATCACTGGCGTGTGGACTGCGCTTCTCACTGGTCTGACTGTCAACACCAAGTATTGGTTCGATCTTGGCGCAAGTGGCAGCAACGCAGCAGCCGCCACCAACTTCACCAATCTGATCGTCACTGCATTCGAGCTGCCAACGTCATGAAAGAAGAAGACCTAGTCAGATCGATGCTGAACGCGCGCGTGAAGTATTACCGCACGATCACCTACACGCTGCTTGGTCTAGTGAGCATCTGCGTGCTGACGCTGGCAGCGAAGTCGTTCTGGGGCAAGACAGACGTGGCGAAAGAAGTCGTGACGCTGTTCATCTCGCTCACCAGTGGTCTGTTCGGTTCGCTCTTGACGATCGTCACGCAAGGCATTCAAGCTGCACGACGACTGCGCAGCGACGAAGAGCTGGTGGCAATGGTCGAACAGCTCGAAGCAGATCGAGCAATGAAAGAAAAAGCAGCACAACCAACAAAGGACACAACAACATGAAGATCGTGATCAGCAGTGGACATGGCAAGAACGTGCGTGGCGCGAGTGGTTATCTTGACGAAGTAGATGAAGCGCGACGAGTGGTCGATCGCGTGGCTGAGTATCTCGCCAGCGCTGGTGTTGGCGTCGAAGTCTTTCACGACGACACGAGCACCACACAGAGCGCCAATCTTGAGCGCATCGTCGACTTTCACAATGAGCAAGTGCGCGATCTCGACGTCAGCGTTCACTTCAACGCATACCAGACGACGCCAAACCCAATGGGCACTGAAGTGCTTTACGTCACGCAGCAACAGCTGGCTGCGCAACTGGCTGAAGACATCAGCGACGTGGCTGGCTTCACGAATCGTGGCGCGAAGAAGCGCACTGACTTGGCTTTCTTGAATGGCACTGACGAGCCAGCCATCTTGATCGAGACGTGCTTCGTCGATTCTGAAAGAGACAGCGATCTCTACCACATCAGCTTCGAAGCAATTTGCGCAGCGATCGCTGGCGCGATCAGTGGAATCTGCATTCCAGCCACAGAGCCACCAGCAATCGCAACACCGCCACCAGAAGGGTCGACGACGCCACCAGCGATCGATCTGCCAGCTGGCTGGAGCAAGCTGCTGACGATCGAGCCAGTCACGATCTGGCAGATGCTCGCTGGCTCTTACATCAGTTTCATCAGCGATCTCGACATCTGCAACGATGGCTCTGGCGACGATCATGGCGACGTCAGTCATCAGCCAATGACTGCGTATTGGAACAACGGCAACTTTCTCGATGCTGACGTCGACAAATACATCGTCATCCCGCCACAAGTGCGCGAGCTGATCGAGCAGCTGCCAGCCAAAGTGATGGGCTGCCAAGCGCGTCTGACCAACGTGGCGACTGGCGTCTGGACTCCAGCAGTCACTGGCGAGATCGGCCCTGATGACAAGACTGGTGAAGCTGCATACTGCGCAGCGAAAGTCGTCAATCCAAAGATCACACACAACAGTGGCGACAAGAGTCGTCTCTATCTTTTCGAGCTGTGGCCGAATCTGCCAGCCACAGTCGATGGCACAACATACAAACTGGAATGAACATTCAAGAGCGCATCGACAAACTGAAAGTCACGCTGCACGATCTCACCAAGTCGCACGAAGAGATGGTTGCAGAGAACCAGCGACAGAACCAAGAGTTTCAGCAGACTGCAGCTCGCAACCAGCAGCAGTTTCAGCAGCTGCGTGGTGCGATCGCTGAACTCGAAAGCATGATGAAGGAGGACACTTCCAATGGCAACAAGAGCAGTCATTGACGTCAACCCACCAGCTGGCAGCGTCGACAGCTTGATCTCAGCGCTGCCAAGCGCGCCAGTGTATGGCTTGCCGTATGTGCCAGCCATCGACTTCGCTGTCAAAGACCCAGCGCTCATTGTCACTGAAGTCATCGCTGACTATGAAGCAGCGTTCTTGACGCTGACTGGTGTTGCCAAGAAGCTTGCGCCCGGTGACCCAGTGCGCTTGTTCTTGCTGACAGTCTGCCACTGGTTGTCACACCAGCGCACGATCATCGACTTCACTGGCAAAGAGAACTTGCTGAAGTATGCGACTGGCGACTATCTCGACAACATTGGCGCGCTCTATGGCGAGCGCACGACACGTCTGCCAGCGTCGCCAGCGCTGACCACGCTGCGCTTCTCGCTGGTCGCGCCAGTGGCATTCAGCGCAGTCATTCCAAAGGGCACGATGGTGCAAGCGCCCAACGCAGTCGTGTTCGTGACTCTGAAAGATGGCGTGATTCCATCGATCGCGACACACGTCGACGTGCCAGCTCAAGCGCTCGTCAGTGGCGAAGTTGGCAATGGCTTCGCAGCTGGTCAGATCACGAGCATCGTCAACTGGAATCAGCCCTATGCTGTGCAAGTCGCCAACACAGTCGCGACGATTGGTGGCAGCGACGCAGAGACTGATGACCAGTATCGCTACCGAATCTGGCTGGCGATCGAAAGCTTTTCGACGTGCGGACCGCATGACGCTTATGAGTTCTGGGCGCTCTCAGCCAGTCCACAGATCATGCAAGTCGTCGTCTACAGTGCGCCAGACATCGCTGGCGAAGTGTGGCTCTTTCCACTGCTCAAGAATGGTCAGCTGCCAACGCAGCCAATTCTCGATCTGGTGCTCGCATCGTGCAACGCGCGCGAGAAGCGACCACTGACAGACTACGTCAGCGCGTTCATTCCAACTGTCTTCACTTACAAACTCAACATGGACTATTGGGTTGAGAAAGACAACGAAGTGCTGCTCGACACGATCAAAGACAACGTCGAGCAAGCAGTCAAAGATTGGATTCTCTGGCAGCGCAGCTATGTGTCGCGCGATCTCAACTGCGACGAGCTGGCGAAGCGCTGCTTGCAAGCTGGCGCGAAGCGCATCGTCGTTCACTCACCGCTGCCAGAGTTTCAAGTGATGGCATACAACCAGCTGGCGTGTCACAACGAGACTGCTGGCAACGAGCCAGTCGTCAACTTTGTTGGTCTGGAAGACGCATGACAACTTTGGTCTATAACACAACCCAACGAGAAAGGCGCGCGCTACTGTCAAGCGTGAGAACAAGCCACGCGACATCGCGCGCCACACTTCCATGAGCACCACGCTGCGCACGTCAGCTCTGATCGATCTCGCGACGCCGTCGATTCAATACGACGCGCAAGTGCAAGCTGCGTGCAAAGCGTTCGATCGCCAGATGTATCAGATCATCGACGACACTGGCGTCGTCATCATGATTCCAAACATCATGGGGCTGACTGACTCGAATCTGGTCAACATTCTCGCGTGGCAGTTTCACGTCGACTTCTACGACGCCAACAAGCCACTCGAATTTCGCAAGACGCTGGTGCAGCAAGCCATCACTTGGCACATGCGCAAAGGCACTGTGAAACTCGTGCAAGAAGTGCTCGACACATATTGGCCGGGTGGCGCAACGATCGTGGAGTGGTTCGAATACTACAGCCCATTGCCACCACCACTCGTGCCACCAAACCCGCCATACTCGACGCTGCAGTCGCCACCAATCGTGCCAGCACCAACACCATCGTGGCACGATCGCTATCGCTTCAGAGTCTACGTCAACCACCAGATCATCGTCACACCACAAGACGAAGCTGACGTGCTGCTGTTAATCGAGCACTACAAGCCAGTGTCGCGCTGGTGCGAAGGCGTCTTTCGAGCAACAGTGAGCGAAGCCAGCATTGGCTGGTGTGGCGTGATGCTGCGCTTCGTCTATCGCTCAAGCGAAGCGCCAGACTACATCTTCAAAGCGCGTGGCTACGTCATGACAGGGCCGTCGCTTGGCACACCAGCGATCGCGACTGCACCATTCACAGTCCAGCTGCGCACTGGCGCAGTGGTCGATCAAGATGTCGTTGTCACGCCAAGTGATGCTGGTGCTGGTGGCACGTTCACGCCAGCCAGCGTGACGCTCACGAACTTGTTGAGATCAGCGACGTTCACCTACACGCCAGCAACTGAAGGTTCGCACACCATCAGTGTGGCGAACGACGCTGAACTCGAAGACCCCAATGCGATCACGATCGTCGCCACGCTGCCACGATACACTTTGTCGGGCCCAACCAGTGGCACTGTTGGCAGCGCGTCGACGCCATTCACTGTCGCGTCGTCAGACGTCCACAGTGGCACTGTGACGATCACGCCACACGATGGTGGCAAAGGTGGCACATTCACGCCAGCCACAGTGCAGCTCACGCCAGCAGCGCCAGCAGCGACGTTCAACTACACGCCAGCGCAAGAAGGCGCGATCGCGATCAACACCACGAACAACAGTGGCTATGTCGACCCAGCTGCGTTGAGTTACACGTCGCAGCCATTCAACCCAGCTGCGATCGCTGGTCTGCAAGGTTGGTGGAAAGCAGACGCGATCACTGGTCTGGCTGATGGTGCGCCACTCGTCACGTTGCCTGATTCAAGTGGCAACAACAAGACGATGACTGGTGGCTGCGCTGCTGTTGGAGCGACAGCGCCGTTGTATCGCGCCACTGGCTTCAATGGCAAGCCATGTCTCGACTTTGCATATATGGGGCTGGCTTGCGAGATCGCCAATGGTGGTGTTCCAAAAGATGCGCCGTGGACATCTTTCATTGTGCTGAAGGTGGCTGCTGGCAATCCACTTTATGGTCTGACGTTGTCAGGTGGCTACGGTTCGCCCGGTCTTGGCTGCAACGCTCTCAAATACTTCTTTGGCTCGAATGCTTTGCAGTATACTGCTGGCACAACTGACACTGCTCCACATGTCGTGGCAGCTGTCATCAGCACACCATACACTGCCACACCAGCAGACAACAGACTGTGGGTCGATGGCGCGCAGCAAGCGTCCACTTTGACTGGCAGTGGTCAAGACTTCGTCGCTGGCTTCGATCGCTTTGGTGCATGGGCTGGTGGCAACTTTGGTGTTGGACTCGTGGCAGAGATTCTGCACTACAACGTCGCGCTCTCTGACGCTGACAGACAAGGCGTGCAGAACTATCTGTTGCGCAAGTATGCGATCACACCACCACCACCATTCGTGCCAACACAGATCGCTGGCTGCAAAGGCTGGTGGTCAGCTGACTCGCTCGCGCTCGCTGATGGCACACCAGTCGACTCGCTGTCTGATCTCAGTGGCAACAACAACCACGCAACACAGACTGGCGCTGCGCGTCCAATCTTCAAGACCAACGTCATCGTGCGATCGCAGCCACCAGAGATCGCAGAAGGCAAGCCAGTGCCAGACGAGCCACACATCTCACAGCCAAAAGTGCCAACGCTGCGCGACGCGATCGATCTGCAGCTGGTCAACAAGCCAGTCATCAGATTCGCGTCTGCGCCAACGCCGCAGAACTTGATTCTGACCACACCAATTCCAGACACGACGTGGACTGTCTGTGCTGTGATGCGCCAGACAGTCACTGGCACAATCATCGTGTCGCTTGGCAGCACTGCTGGCTTTGGCACTGCAGGTCCGTTCGTCTATCCAAACAACTGGCAGATGGGCGCTGGTGGTGTTGGTTGGGGAACAGCTGAAGCGATCGATCAAGCTTTTCATGTGATGACAGCTGACACGACGCCATCGCTATTCAAAGAAGGCGTGGCATTCAATCTGATCAATGGTGTTGGCTATGGTGGCGGCCCGTTGAACAACATTGGCTTTCGCTACCAACATGTGAGCGATGGCGACATCGCAGAGATCATTGCCTATGACTCAGTGTTGTCGCCAGCTGATCGCAACAAAGTGGAGAACTATCTGAGACTGAAGTATGGCATTTAGAAAGAACCCAACATCATGAGTCTATCAAAGCAAGAGTTCACGAACGCAGGGCGCAACATGCTTGGTCGCGCGCAGAATGGCGAAGTGCTGCACATCAACAAGATCGTTGTTGGCAGTGGCGTCGCTGCAGCTCCAAGCGATCTATGGCCGCTCACTGACCCAATTCAAGAGCAGACGCCACTGGTCAACATCTCCAGCACGCGCGATCTTGGCAATGGCGTGTTGCTGGTCGAAGGTAACTTTCGCAGCGACATGATGGGCAGCTCGTTCTATCTGCGCGAGCTTGGCATCTATGCACACATTGGCTCTGAGACTGACCAGCTCTACTCGATCGCCAACGTGTTCGCTGACCCACCAGACTTCATCGACCCAAGCGCGCTGACCATTCAAGTCTTCAAGATCAAGTTGATTGTCGATCGCATTCCAACTGGCTCGATCAACGTGTCGATCAGTCCATCTGAAGCAGTCAGTGGCGAGAATCTTGGCAGCGACACTGAAGGGCCCGGCTGGTATGACAGCACAGCTGGCAACATCTTGAAGTTCAAGCGCGCCACAGCTGGTGCGCACATCAAGCTGACTGAGTCGAGCGATGGCAACAGCGTGCAGATCGCAGTGAAGACAGTCGAGACTGACCTCGATCTGTATGTGCCAACGTCGAACCCTGAAGCGCCAAAGCCAGAAGTCGCTTTTGCAACCATCCAAGCTGCGCTCGACAGCGTGGCTGATCTGCTGATTCCAAGCAACAGATTCGTCACGATTCACGTCTACAGTGGCAACTTCACAGTGACGTCGCCAACTGTCGTCGACCATCCAAACGCCAGCCAGATCAAGATCATTGGCAAAGACATCATCGCGCGCTCGATCACTGGCGCGATCACGTCCACTGGAACTGCGCCAACCATCGACGTGACTGTCACAGTGCCAAGTGGCATCACTGGCATCAACGTGGGCGACGTGGTGGCGATCTTCGACGCACCAGATGGTCGTCTTGAGCAGTGCGGTTATGTTCTGAGCACGCACCCAACACCACAGCCACATGCTGTCATTCGAATGCGCTCGATCGTCGCGCCACCAGCATCAATGAACGTGCTCGCGACCACCAAGCTGCTGATCTTTCCAACGCAGTATCTGGTCACTGCGCCAGCTGGCATGAACGTCTTCAACTGCTTGCAAGGCGTTGGCTTGATCAAGAACTTCGCGATGCGCTCGACAGCTCCAATCGCCACAGCTGGTGGCGCTGCTATGCGATGCAACGGTGATGGTGCGATTGAGAACTTCGTCGTGGTTGGCTTCAACATGGGCTTTGGCGTCGCCAATGGCAACTTGAACGTCACGCCAATCGTCGCGTGCTGCCAATGTCAAGTTGGCATGGAAGTCGCGCCTTATGCTGGCTGTGTGACTCAGCCACCAACCAGCTGGAATCGTCTGGTCTTCAGTGGCAATCTGACCTACGGAATCTGGATAAGTGGCGGGACATACTACCCGTTTGGACTCGCTAACACATGGGCGATTGGCAACGTGACTGGCATCAGAAGCGATCGTGGACTATTCGAGCATGGCACTGGTGGTGGCGCGACACAAGGTGGCATCGTCGTCGCGTTCAACAACGTTGGATGCTATGCAGCGATTGGTGGTGTGGTCTTGTGCGCCAATGATTCGCCAAACATCGTCGACGGCAACGTGACGTGGGACTGCGTCGCAGTGGAATCGTCGCAGATCAGCATCGTTCACAACAGCAGAATCGTGGGTCTGAAACTGCAGCCACCACATCAAGTGCTGGGGCCGTCTGGCGGTTACATCTCGATGACGACGCCATGATCATGGCAGAGTCGACGTGGCAGCGATCGCTCGCCACCACGTCATGTGCTGTGCATTACTCAGCTACGCTGGATTGCGCATCGCGAAGCGACGCTACCTGCGCCAGCTAAGGCTTTCTGAAGATCAGCGCGAACTCGTGGCGCTTCGGTAATATCTTGTCCAGCTTGACTTGCGTGGCGAACGCTGCGCGCATGGCGACGCCAAGATCGATGACTGCCAAGTCCCACTGCTTGAAGCCAGCGTCGCGCAGCAGTCGCGCAGTGTCCATGTGATACGAGTAGAACTTGCCATCCAGTCTGAAGTCGTTCACAAACCAGATCGCGAAGCTGCCACTCTTCAGACAGCGAAAGTTCTCACACGCGACTTGCGCCAGCTCGCGCAGAAACTGCGAATACTCTGAGCACTTGCCAAGCTGACCAAACTCGCTGCCATAATCTTCAATGCACCAATACGGTGGCGACGTGATCGTGAAGTCGCCAGCGTTGTTCTTGACTGGCATCTTCTTGCTGTCGCATTCGTGCAGCTCGATCGTCGCTGTGTTCAGCTCTGGAAACATCGTGTGCGCGTGGTCGTCGAGCAGCATGTCGCGCAGCTTGAAGTTCGCTGCCATGAAAGCTTTCGACAGATCACAGCCAATGTAGTTGCGACGCTCTGACCAACACAGCTGCATTCGACTGTTGTGACCAGCGAACGGGTCGACCACAGTGTCGCCAGCTTCAGTGTAGATGCGCAGCAGAATGCGTCCAACGTTCTGTGGAAAGCGCGACAGCGCGCCATGTCGAGCGCCCATGCTGTTGATCGCGAACAAGTTTGGATTCTTGCACTCTGGATGACGCGCAACCCAGCCAGTGTTCTCGTAGCCACGACCATGCTCTTCGATCATGAGATCGTCAGCGCGATCGCTGTTGTTGTATTTCAGAATTGACTCTGGAACGATGCCACCGAACATCTCGATCACTTCAGCGCGCTGATCGCGAGATCGCGCCACATCGTCGAGAGTCTTGCCCATCGAGTGTTGAGTCTCGCCCAGCGCTCAGACGGCGTCAAGCAGCCACAGCGCTCGCGCGCTGGTGCTATCCGCTCGCAGTCGCATTCTTCTGATCATCCAGCGCTTTGTCGATCGCTTGCTGCACGAAGCTGCCAAGCTGTGCGCGACACTTTCGCAGCGCTCGCAAGTGGTTCGCGCCAATCTCCAGCTCTGCTGCTTTGATCGCAGCTTCTGAAGGTGGCGCTTTCTTCTGTGGCGCGCTCACAACAGCTCACCAGATCGTGGTGCTGGTGCTGGCGTCGTCTTGGCGGTGGCTTTCGCAGCCATCGCGCGACGTTCGTCGAGCAGTTCCATGACCAGCGACCAGTTGTCTGGCTGCAAGAATTTCGCGATCGCGTCTTCGCTGATCTTGTCCCAAGTGCCATGCTCTGGTTCAATCCAGCCTTCATCCAGTGCCAGTGACACGAAGTCGTCTGTCGAGCAACCACCAGCAGCCAGCAGCTCTTTCAGTTTGTCGTGCTGTGGCGTCGCTATCTCTGGCGACTGGTCTGGCGCTCGCTCAGTTGAACGGGTGCGACGCTGGAGTGTTGGCTTTTTTTTTGGCTCGCTGGTCGTCGCTGGCTCTGTCGCGCGCGCTGGCTGCGTTGGCTCTGATTCGACGACAGTCGTCGCAGCTGGTGGCAGCTCTTCTGCGCCACCGTTGAACACTGGCTTGGCGATCTCAGCTGTGGTGCTCACGTTCATCTCTTCGTGCGTGAACATGCCACCAAGCATCGTTGGAAAGCTGGAGCGCAGCGCGTCTGCTTCTGCGCACTTCACGATCATTCCAGCTGGGTCTGTGCGCCAGATGCCAAAGCCACTGTTGAAGCGTTCAAGTCGCACGCGCTTGGTCATCGCGTGCTTTCTGTTCTTGAAGTAGATGGTCGCCCAGCCACCCATGATCTTGTCGCTTGGCATGTGCCAGTCGCCAATCAGATCGACCAGCTTGGCTTCTCTCAAGACGATTGTGCCCGATTCCATGCCATCAAACTCTGGATTCAATTCAGCGCGCTTGAGAAAAGCTTGGTGCGCAGTGATCAGCGAGAAACTCGCGCCACCTTGTGAGTCGTAGCCAATCAAGTATGCGTCGCCTTCGAATGGGTTGAGATGGCGCGCTTGGCACATCAGCATGAACTTGAACGCGTCTTCATCGCTGCACGTCTTGCCACTCTTGGTCTTGACTGCGATCAATCGTTTCACGATCTCGATCGACAGCTGAATCTTTTCTTTCGCGCCGAATGGCGTGAACTCGATGATCGATCGTTGCTTGGTTGCTGCTGGTGGTTGTTCTGTCTGCGTGGTCTGGTCTGGTTTGCTCATAGTGGTTGGCTTTATCTGTCGCGCTTGATGTCTTCTTTGAGACAGTCGATCTTTGACTCGACGTCGCTCTGCAATTCTTCCAGCTCTTCGAGTGTCGTCTCTTTTGGCACGCTGGTGTCGCCAAAAAGTTCGTCGATCGCAGCGCTCGCTGCGTCTTTTTTCGCGCTCATTCTTCTGGCTCTTCTTCGCTGGTGCGCACCTTCAGCTCTTCTTTGCCAGCGCGCAACGTGACGATCAAATCTTGGTGGCGATAGATGATCGCGCCAGTGTTGTCTTTGCCAATCTTGTCGACGTTCGCGTGCAGCGCTGTGATCAGCTTCTGCTTGGCTTCGACTTCTTGGCGTGTGCGCTCCATGCGCGCGTCTCTGCGCAAGACATAAGCGTCGACCAGCTGATCGATCTCTTCGATCGAAACTGGTGCAACGCCAACGCCTTCAATACCGGGCAGCTCAGCGTTCTTTTTGGTCATGATCTTGAGCGTCACGCAGTGACAGCTTTGGCTGCTCCATCAGCGACAAACTTCTCATACGTCTTGTCGCGAAGACCAGCTTGCAAGAGATTCTCGATGAACTCTTGCATTGGCATCCGCTTCTGAACGCTGAGCACTCTGATGCGATGATGGAGCACGTCAGCGATCTTCACTGTGCGCGTCATCTTTGGCTTCGCTGTGCGCGTTGGCTCTGGCTTTCTGGCAGTTGTTGCACTCATAGAATTGGCAGTTGACAACAGTTGTGCGCCAGTGTCAAGATGGAAAAGTGCGAAAAAAGAAAGCCAGCGCGATCGCCATACCACAGATCAAGACACTCGAAGAAGCAGAAGCGCACCAGCAGAAGCATGGCTTTCCATCGCTGGTGACTGCGCGCGAGCGCCAACTGAACACAGTGCATGGCGAACTCGATCTGCGCAGATTCGTCGAGCGTGGTCAGCGCGCGCAAGCTGCTGTCGACGCAGAGATCAAGAAAGCGAAGAAGCTGCGTGGCGACAAGCGCGAGATGAACAACACAGAGCGCGAGTTCTCTTTCATTCTCGAAGCGCGCAAGCGCACTGGCGAGATCGTCGACTGGCGCTTTCACGCAGTGAAATTGCTGTGGGGTGGCTGCATGATTTACACAGCAGACTTCGCTGAGTATCGCGTCGCTGCGCCAATTCGACTGATCGAAGTGAAGGGCTTGAAGATATGGGACAGAGACATCGTGCGCTTCAAAGGTTGCAAAGCTGAGTGGCAGCACTGGTTCGACTTCGAGATGCACCAACGAGAAAAGGGAGGCCAATGGAATCAACTGCTGTGAGCGTGACGACTGTGCCACGCGCGACGACGACGCCATCGAACTTGCACAGACGTCTGTTGTGTCCCGGCAGTGGACGCATGGAAGCTGGCGCTGCAGATCGCGACTCGATCGACGCTGCGCGTGGTCGTCTGTTCCATCGCTATTGGGGCAACAGCGCGCTCGATCGCAGCTTCTTGTCGATCGACGAGCAAGACTTGCTGGCGCTGAGCGATCGACTGCTCGACGACGTGCTGGCTCGTCTGGCATTCGAAACGATTCACGAACCAATCACGCGAGCTGGTGCGAACCAGAAGCGTCACGACGACAGTCATCTGCAACCGGTGTGTCATGTGGAACAAACCGTTGACGATGGCACTGGCTTCAGTGGCACACCAGATCGCGTCTACATCTGGCAGCATCGCGAGAGCGCGCTGGTCGCTGATCTGAAAAGTGGCTTCGCGATCGTCGAGCGCGCAGAGCTGAATCTGCAGCTGCGTGGCTACGCTGTGCTGTTGGCTGATCGATTCATCAAGCAGCTCAACCACGTTTATGTGTCGATCATCCAGCCACGTCTCTGGTCGCCATCTGAGCGCATCACGCTGGCGCACTACGAGCGCGCTGATCTCGCCAAAGCGCGCGCTGAAGTCTATGGCATCATTGAGAAGTCGCAGCAGCCAGATGCGCCACTGCGCGCTGGCGAAGAGCAGTGTCGCTTCTGCAAAGCGAAGCTGACGTGTCCAGCTTTTCGCGAAGCGATGGCGCTGCCAATCGCAGCGTTCGAATCAGAAGAAAAGCTGAGCAAGACCAAGCGCGAAGCTGTCATCGAACAGCGACTCAAAGAATGCAGCGACGAGCAGCTCGAACGTGTCATCAAAGCGTGCCAGCTGGCTGGCTTCGTGGAAGACGCAGCGCGCGACGAAGCGCGCGAGCGAATCAAAGCTGGTGCTTTCACCAACTACACGCTTGGCAACGAGTGGGACATGCGATCGATCGTCGACGCGCGCAAAGCGATCGCCATGCTCGATCTCACTGGCGTCGCCACGCGCGAAGAGATTCTCAAGATCAGCGAGATTCCACTCAAGAAACTTGAAACGATTTATCGCGAGCGAACCAACACAACGTGGCGCGAAGCGCGCACCAAGATCGACAAAGTGCTCGCGTCAGTCATCGAGCGCGTGCCATGCAAACCAAAGATTCTGCCAAAGAAGTGAACCACTATGAAAGAAGACAACTGCAGATCATGCAAAGCGAAGATCGTTTGGGCTGAGACGCTCAAAGGTCGTCGAATGCCACTTGACCCGAAGCCAGTCGCTGATGGCAATGTGGAAGTGAAAGAACGTGGCAGAGCGCTGCCACTGGCGATCGTGATGACCAACGTGCCAACTGGTGGCGCACTGCGATTCAAGTCACACTTCGCGACGTGTCCACAAGCCAGCAAGTGGAGATCGCAATCATGATCGCGTCACTCTCACCATTCCAGAACACGCTGCTGACGATTGGCTGCTTGCTGCTGCTCGTGTGGCTTGGCTACTTGATCTGGCGAATGTTCAAAGCGTTGCGACGCGATGCGCACCAGAGCGAAGAAGATCGCGAGCGCGAGCTGCGCGATTGGAACGATGGCGAATGAGCGAGCCACTGCTGACACACGAGCAACTGCAGCTGGCGATCGCAGAAGCGCGCACTGGCGCTGACGGTCAACCACAGACCAGCGAGCAGCTGATCGAGCACATCATCTCGCTCTATGGCGCAGAGTTCGTGAAAGCCAACGAGCGCATCGCTGAACTCGAAGATGGCTTCAAGCGCCAGCAACTGGCGAACGACAATCTGTTTCTGATCAAGCAGAAGACGGTCATCGCCAACAACGATCTGAAGCGCAAGCTGGCGCAGATCGCGCAGCTGTTTGCGATGCGCCAGCTGACGACCAAAGCGCTCAGAGAGATCATGGCTGGCACAGAAGAAGACTTGCTGTGGCGCTTTCACAACGACGCTGGCTTTCACCAGTTCGTGCAGCGCATCTGCGCTGAGATGTTGGCTCGACATGGCGAGCGCGAGCTGCGAGACGTGCCACCATGAACAGCGAACTGCAAGCACAGAGCGATGTGTTGGTCAAAGCGATCGCGCATCTTGAGACGACACTGCACCAAGACATCATCTTCGCGACAGCTGCCATCTGCGTGCTGCTGGTCGTGTTGATCATCGTCGCGATGGTTCACAAGTGAAAGCGTGGTTGACCAACTGCGCGTGGGTTGACGACGCTGGCGCGCTTCACATCGACGTGCCACGAATGCTCGACGAGATGGGTCTGCCAGACACGCCAGAGCTGCGCGATCGCTGCGCTGAGATGGCTGGCAAGATTCTGGCTGAGATGCTGAAAGACCAGCCAGCTGTCATCAAGATCACTTGAATGCGTTGGATTGAGACACGACTCGTCAAGCCACCAGAGCACACAGTGACTGGTCGCTTTGGTGCAAGCGTCATGTTCGTTGGCTACTCGCGACTGACTGACCAGTGGTATTGGCTGCAGCCACGCTCGATCGCCGAGAAGATCGCAGAGCCACCAGAGCTGCTGCTTGATGACGACTACATTGCCAACAACATGTTGACGACGCCACGCGCGCGCGTCGAGAAGAAGCCACGCTTGCGTGGTGGCAAGCGATCAGAGCAGCTCACGCTGGAGCTGTGAACAACATGGCTGATGACCCTTTCTCAGATTACTGGCAATTCAACATCGAGCATCTGGCTGCAGCTTTCAGAATCTCAGAAGAGAGCGTGCGCGAACTTTTTCACAATGGCAGATTCGTCTCGTGGCTGGCTGAGTATTGGGTGCGCGATGCGTTCAAGCTGTCGCTCTACAGCAACAAGAATCACGCGTCATCTGATGGCTACCACGCGCTGCCAGACAACAGTCAAGTCGAGCATTCGATCAGAGTCATCACTGCGCGTGGCATCAAGTTTCAAGCGTCCAAGAACATGGGCGCTGGTCGCTCATGCACACTGAACGATCTGAAAGACAACATTCGAAAGACAGAGCGCTGGATTGTCGTCGACGTGGTGCAGTTTCCACGCATCACGTTCTACAGACTCAAGTGCTCTGTGCTTGAGCGCTGGATTGACAATGGCGAGCTGACGACGTCTGGCTTGCCATACAATCGCTTCACGCTGCTGTGCAAGCGCGATCGCATTCCGCTGGTGCGATTGCCACGCAGATTCTGAGCTGTGAATAAGGTGTGAACAGTGTTGAAAAAGAAAAGTGGAAAAAAGCGCTTGCGCGCCACACGTCCACGAGCGCATCTTGCAGCGTTCAATGTTCAGCACAGCGCAATCTTTCACTCTGCGGTCGGGCGCGACGCCATGCTTCTGCATGTTGCAGTCGACGCTGAACCGCTCGCCCGCAGAGTCAAAGGTTGGACGCTAGAGCCAACACGATCTCTGTGCTTGTTTCTGGCGACGATCTGCAATCTAAACTCGCTGCCAGCAGAGCCAAGCGCGTTGAGAGCGCCAGCCACAAGACGCCACCACCAGCGGCCCCACAGACGTCAACGTCGCTGCAGCGCAAGCAGCCACAGAAGTTGGTCAGATCGACATCGACACTGGTCAGATCGCCAGTTGGCAAGCCAGTCGACATTCACAAGATGCCACCGCACTCTGACGAGTCAGAGCAAGCAGCGCTGGCTGGTATGCTCCAATTTCCAGAGATCGTGATGCCAGAAGCCAAGCGCACGCTGACCAAAGAGCACTTCTTCAATCCAGTGAACGCAGAGCTGTTCACGATCATCACGCAACTGTGGGACGCTGGCAAAGTCGACGCACTTGGATTGATCGCGCTCACGCAACTGCTGCGCGATCGCAAGCGTCTTGATTCGTTGGGCGGTGCATTCTACATCACGCACTTGGCGACGATGGGCATGGCGGAGTCAGCGTTCACTTGGTATGCGCAGACGCTGCGCGAGAAGTTCGTGCTGCGCGAGCTGATCAGCATTGGCAGCAAACTTGTGCGCGCCAGCTACGGCGCAGCTGACGAAGAAGTTGGCGAGATCATCGACGACTTTTTTGGCTGGATGGAGCGCGTCAAGTATGGCGCGACTGGCTTGAATGGCAGCGAGCCACAGACGATCACAGCCATGCAAGCGTTCGACGCCAAGCACGACGTCAACGCGCTGATTGGTCGACGCTGGCTGGTGCGTGGTGGCACGACGCTGTGGGCTGGTGGCAGTGGCTATGGCAAGAGCGCGCTTGAGATGCAGCTCGCGATCTACTGGGCATGTGGTCGCAAGTGCTTTGGCATCGGCCCGTTTCGACCAGCGCGCAATCTGATCGTGCAAGCAGAGAACGATCTTGGCGACATGTCAGAGCAGTTTCAAGGCGTGATGGCTGGCATCGCTGCCACCAACGATCTCGATCTGGAGCAGTCCAAAGCGCTGATCGAAAAGAACGTGATCGTGCACCGCATCGTTGGCAAGACTGGTCGCGAGTTTCTGGCGCTGCTCGACTCGCTGATTCAAGACACGCGCTGCGACATCGCGTGGATTGACCCGCTCTTCGCGTTCGCTGGCTGCGATCTCATGAACGCGAAAGAAGCTGGTCGCTTTCTGCGCGAGGGACTTTTTCCAATCGGCGTGAAGCGCAACGTCGCGCTGCAAGTGCTGCACCACGTTGGCAAGCCAGTGCGCGACAAAGACGAAAGCGTCACGTCGATGTCTGAGATCGACTACCAGTATCTTGGCTTTGGCAGCAGCGAAATTCAGAACAGCTTCAGAGCTGTCAACGTGATCGTGCCAATCACTGGCACTGGCATCTTCAAGCTGGTGCTCAGCAAGCGTGGCGAGCGCGCTGGCGCACGCGACAACGATGGCAACTGGACGCGCACGCTTTATCTGGAGCACAGCAAAGAAGGCATCTGCTGGCTGCAGACTGACGAGCCAGACGTCGAGCCATCTGGTCGACCAGCCAAGTTCAAACTCGACGACTTGCTCAACGAGCTGAGCGTGACCACTCCGCTGAAGACTGGCACGCTGTGCAAGCGTCTGCACGACGAGCGCAACATGTCGCGCGCCACTTTCTTTCGACTACTCGACCAAGCCAAGACCGATGGACGCATCGAACAGACTGACGCTGGCTGGACGCGCAAGAGCGAACCACTATGACCACAACCACCACCACAGAACAACACGACGAGATGAAACCGTGGCAACACGGCATCGCGCTGGCGCGACTCAGAGCGATCGCTGAACGATACGGCCCACACAACAGCTTTGCGCTGTCGCCATTCGCGCAGTTCAAAAAGAACAACATCGCTGAAGCGATTCACAAGCACGAGCTGGTCGAACTCGATGGCGCAAGCTACTGGCACAAGCGCGCCAATCGCGTCACGCCAATCACGATGTTCCAAGACGTGGCGATCGCGCACAAGCACATTGGCGATCTCACGATCAAGCACGCGATCTGGACAAGCGATGCTGGTCGCTTCAATCTGCGCGAAGCGATCAAGCAGCACGCGCGATCGCACGACATCTGGCTGCACGTCTTTGAAGAAGACACTGCCAGCACGCTGTTCGCTTTCGAGCTGGGCTTTCAGAAAGTTGGCGTGAAGTTTACCAGCTTCGCTGAGATCATTGGCGTCTACTTCAAGCCATGCACAGTTGGTCTGTTCGCTGGCGACGCGCTGCGTCTGCGCAAGTTCCCTGTGCAGCCATCAGAGCTGCTCACGATCGAGCGACTGCGGCTGCCAATCAGCGACGCGCTCATGACAAGCGAGATGCGCGCGATCGCGAATGGTGTTGGCACGCTCAACTTCGCCAATCACTATTCGAATTACAACAAGAGCAAGAGCTGGTCAGCGCTCGCGCTGCGTGGTTTCAGCAGCGACCCAACGTGCATTCTCAAGCCAGCTGAGATGCCAGAGAAGTGGCAAGTGGAGAACTCGCGCAAGAGCTGGCAGCTGCAGTGGACGCAGCTTGTTGACGACTTCGCTGGCGTGAAGCCACTGTGCGCGCAGCTGTGTGACGACGTCGACACGCAGATTCAGCGCGTGCGCTTCATGAAGCTTGCGCCAGCTGGTGGCGAACTGCAGCGCCACACAGACCAAGTCGACAAAGAGACTGGCACGCGCGCTGATCAGTTTCTGCGCATCCACGTTCCAGTGGCGACCAACGATCGTGTGATCTTCACGACGTGGAACTGCGATGGCTGCGCCAGCGAGACGAACATGAAGATGGGCGAAGCTTGGTATCTCGACACGCGCAAACCACACCAAGCGATCAATGGTGGCGACAGCGATCGCATTCATCTGGTCGTCGACGTGCGATCGAACGCGAAGCTGCTGACAATGATTGGAGCACCAGAGATCGCGAACTCTTGAGCGCTGCGGCGCGAAGGTCTCAAAAGTTTACGTCACAGACGAGCGAAGCTCTTTTGAGATCGTAGCGTTGCGAGCGCTCAAAGTTTAACCAGCCAAAAAAGTGATGGTCAAGACAAAAAGTTTGCGAATTTACTACCTGATGCGGAGCGCAGCGACGCATCAGCAAGCAACCAACGATCGCTCTGTGCCAGCGCTCCAATCTCAAAAGACACTTCCGCGCTGGGGCGCTCCCTCTTTTGAGACTTACGCGCTCAGAGACGAGAAACCACCAACGAGACTGACTGAGACTACCACTGAGACTGACTTATGAGACTAGACCAACTGCCAAAGATTGTGCGCGATCGCTTGAATCGACTCGCTGCTGACATGCCACTGGAATGGCGACGCGTGCTGCGCTCTGAAGCCAAAGCGATGTCGTCTGTCGTCGATGACTTCGTGACAGCTGCGCTGCGTGGCTCGCGCAAGCTGATGACGCGACCAGATCACTGCAAGCAACTGGAGCACTTCGCCACGCGCATTCTGGCTGAGCTGCCAGCGAAGCGCGACTGGCTCGACCCAGAGCTGGAGCGCATTGGTCGCGACGCGCTGAAGAGCGCGCCACAGCGACCAGCTGGCAAGACGCTGATCGAAGTGTTCGCCAACGAAGACGCGCTGGCTGAGATCACGCGACTGCGCAAAGTGATCGAGTCACGACCACATGGCAAAGGTTGCCATCTCGTGCTTGGTCAGTTCGATCGAAAGTGCAACTGCTGGAAGTCTGAAGCTTTGCCAGATGATCGCGCGACCATTCGTTGAGCTGGACGCGCGCGAGCAGCAGCTGTGCGCAGAGCAAGCAGCAGCGCGCTTCGAGTTTGGCAGACGCAATCGCTGGCAGTCGCGATTCACCAACAGCGTCGAGCGCGAGATGATTGGCTGCAACGGTGAGTGTGGCGCTGCGAAGTTTCTCGAAGTGGACTGGCGACCACGACTTGGCAGCGACCACGACAGTGGCGATCTGAAATTGCCAAGCGCTCGACTGGTCGATGTGAAAGCGCGACCAGTGAATCGCTACAGTCCACTGATCGACAAAGTCGACGCGCGCTTCATCTACGTCTTCACAGAAGTGCAGCTGCCACGAGTGTTCATGCTTGGCTGGATTGAAGGCGCGCTGATCGCGCAAGTCAGCGAGTGGCTCGACTCGATGCACATGGAAAAGCCATGCTGGTCAGTCCCGTGGTCAGCGCTGCGATCAGTTGATCAACTGCGACGATCAGCCAAGCTGTGTCGCGAGATGCGCGCTGGAGCACGAGCGCTGAAGATGACGTCGAGTGTTCAATGACAAGCTGAATCTGCGCAGATGAACTGTGCAGCAAGGCCGGTGGCCGGAGTCTCCCTCCAATTTGCTTTCGCTTTCGCGATGGCTCTATGGCTCGACGTCATCTTCAATGTTCGTGGTTCATGTAGATTCTTGGTGCGTTGAAGTGGTTGATGTAATCAGCCAGCATCGTGGTTGGTCTGCGTCGTCGCAGCCAGCGTGCGATCTTGCGCCACAGATTCATGTTGTCGTTGGTGATCATAGCACATCACGCAAGTTTGCGATCGCGCATCAGCTTCTCGATCAGCTCACGCAGATCGCCAACACTGGCGCAGTGACCAGCGCAGCGCACTGGCTTGCCATCTCTGGTGCGCAGCACGCGCACAGCAGTGATGCCACCATTGCCACCAGTCTTCACTTCATACGCAGTCGCGCCATACTCAGTGTCGCGCCAGCGCAGTTCTCTGTGTGTGCCAACGACGTCGAATGGCGTCGTCGCGTGGTAAAGTTCAAGCACGTTCATGGCTTCGCCAGCGAGCAGTAGTGAAGCTTGCCAGAAAGTTCTCTGACTGAGTCGATGCCAACTGGCAGCACGCAGCGCACAGTGATCGTCTGGTCGCTGTGGTTGCGATCGATGATCTCGATCTGTGTGCAGCCAGTGATCATGAGATCGTGAATCGAATTGTCTTCGTCGCTCTTGCGCTGCACGTCATACACTTCGAACGTGAACTTGCGCGTCATTGCTGTGTTGTCTTTTGCCATTGTGGTGGGTGCTTTCTTCGTGTGGTTGTTGATTGCTTCTGAGCGTTGGTGCTCGTCGTTCTGCGACGCGAGTGGGTTGGACACTCGCGCGCAGCGTCGATGATCACATCATGCTGGCAACTTTCCAGCTCTGCCAAGCGCCATCGCTTTGGCAGCGAGACGCGACAGCGCGTCGTTGTAAGCTTCGCTGAGATGGTTGGCTGCGTATTCGTGACCGAACTCGTGGATGATCAAGTCGTCGATCTCCAGACGATTCGTCTTGAGATCAAACCAGCGATCGCCACCAAGATTGCGCACGTTGAAGCTGATGGTGCGCGAGCCATAGCAAGCGCGCTCGCGTGATGGCTGCTTGGTGAATCGCACAGTGACGTGGATGCCCATCAGCAGTTCTGCGAGCTGCTGGCAATAGCCACGCACGCGCTTCATGTTCTCAGTCTCTTCTGCTGGCTCGCCATCGATCGTGTTGTCGCTGTGTGTTGGAAACAAGCGACCAGCTGGCGCGATCGCATCAGCGCTCTTGACGTTCTGCCAAGCTGCGCCACTCAACATGCCACCATGCACGATGGTGTAGCCATGAGCGACTGCTTGGTTGTTGGCTTCAGCGTCGTTGGGGTCATAGCTGGCGCGCTTGTCGCCAAAGCGCTTGGTCATGTAGTCGACCACTGCTTCTGGCTTCGCGTCGCCACTCTCGATCGCGTCTTGTGTCCACGCGTGATTGACAGCTTCAGTGTCGAGCGACTTGTGCGTCTCATTGAAGACTGCTGTGCGCAGCACTTTCAGAAAGCGACCAGTGACGTTCTCTCTGTCGAGAGTCAGCGGAACTTTCTGCATCACGTCGACGTGCCACGCGCAGTCGTGATCGACGACTGGTATGCCCATCTCGTAGATGCTGGCAGTCTCGCCAGTCTTCACTTCGTAGCAGTTCACCACGCACTTGCGCACTGCTGTGCGACGCAGATCGCCATCTTCGTTCGCGATCTCTGTTGGCAGAGACGCTTCGAATTGATACGCTGGCACACGCTCAACGAGCGCGTCGCCATTGAACGTCGTTGTGATTCCAGCTGGCGCGATCAGTTGATCGAACGCGATGCGCACTGCGAGCATCTCAGCTTTGGTCATGCGAATGCACGCTTCGAAGATCGAGCCACGATCAGTCTTGTGTGACTGCTTCACACTGCGACCACCAGCGCCGAACACGATCGTGCCAGTGGTTGTCGCGATTGACGCCCAGTCGCACAACGACAGCACCAGCTTTTCGCCAAGATTGAAGCGACCACGCTGCTCTGGATTGTCTTTCTTTTTGCTCTCAGCAAAGAGCGTGTAAGCGTGGCGCAGATCAGCGAAGCCATCTGGTGCATCGTCGCGCACAGTGAGTGTGCAGCGACCACGCTGACCATCAGCTTGCAGCTCGACGTCGACTTGCGTGACTCCACGCTCGTCCCATGCGTTCTGCACCAGCTCGAAGATCGCGAACTCGATGCCCTTGCGCTGCAGAATCTTCGACAGACCAGTGCGATCGAGTTCGAACCAGTTTGAAAGTTTGGTCGCCATGTTAGATGACCTCCTGCTGGCGAGCTGGCGCGAGTGCGCCAGCTGCTTTGAGTGTTAGTGCTGCGATGCCAATCTCTTTGGCGATCGCGTCCATGCGATCAGCCATCTTGTGGCAGTCGTATTCGACTTGACCATGATTGGCTGCTGCGAATGAACGAAGACCATCGCGAAGCTGCATTGCTTGCTTCATGCTGTCAGCTGCGATCGTCAGCGGGTTGTGGTAGCGCGACACTGTGCTCGCGCCCATTACTGTCTTTTCTTTTGTCATGCTTACACTAGAGCACTGGTGGAAAAGTAGCGCAACAACTTTTTTCATCTTTTTTTTGGCTGGTCAAGATGGGTCAATTTCGATCTGGCAGATCGAATGTGTGAGCTGAAGCGCTGGCGCAGCCAGCAGCTGCTTCACGTTGTATTGACTGCCAATCATCGTGCGCGCTTGATTCTCTGGTGCGTGCAGATACGCGCACCACGACCACGCACCAGACGATCGCTGCCAGTGACCAGCGTGAACGCGCTCGAATGACGAGACGTCGACGAGCAGCTCGTGCTCGCGCTCCAGACGCTCTGCCAATCGCTGCACTGATCGCTTGCGCTTCATCGCTTGAGTCGTCGTGCTGGCACGTCGCGCAGCTTGCGCAGACGATCGCGCACGCGCTTCGCCACAGCTGGCTGGCGCTTGCGCTTGGCTTTGGTCGTCTCGCCAGTGCGTGGGTCAGTGTAGTCGAAGCCAGCGTCAAGTGTGATCTTTCTGGCGACTGCATACAGTTCTGGAATCTCGCGCATGATCATGACTTCTTGGTCTGGTGGCGCAGCGCCCAGCGATAGCCACACGTCAAGCCACAGAAGCGATTGTCGCCATAAGTGCCATACAGCTTTTTGCTGCCAGCTTTTCTGTAGCGATAGACGCGCAGCTCGCGATCGCACTGCTCGCAGTGTGGACGCTTGCCAGCTGGCGCGACTGGCGCGCTCTGGCGAACAGCGCGCTGCTCGCGTTGCTCACGATCGAGACGCTCGTTGTATTGCGCGCCAGTGATCGAGCCAGCGACTGGTCTGCTGATGTGCTCTTGGAATGGGTCGCCGCTGCTGGTCATGCGAACCTCACTGGTGTTGTGTCGACTTGCTTGCCAGTGTCGTCGAACTTGTAGCCACAGATGCGCATCGCCAGCTCGTCGTTCTTGTCGTGAAGTCGATCGAGCCAGTTGTGCAGATCGCTGCCAACTGGTGCGCGATCGCGTGCCATGATCAGAATGTTGCTGGAAGCAGCCAGATCAGTGACGATCGTGCGCATGTTGACGCTCAGTGGTAGTCGTGGTGTTGGTGTTGTTGCCATAGGTCTTTGTCTTTCTGACGACGCAGTCGTGAGATCGCGCTGCGCCAATGATCGAGTAGCGCTTGCCAGTCTCGCGCTCGCGCATGATGATCGCGATGCGATGCTTGAAGTCTGCCACTGTCTCTGTTGGTTTGTTGGTGTTCATCTCGTGCTGCGCGCCACGGTTCGAACGCTGCGCGCAGAATCGTTGTGAACGCTCAGCTGACGTCGACTTCGACGTCGCGTCTGGCGCGACCACTGTCGTCGACCCAGTAGTTGTCGACGTCGCGCGCCACTGGCACGTCGTCGTAGTTGTAGCTCGCCTTGCGACGCTCTTTTTCGTCTTCAGCTGCTTGCATCTCGTCGAGATCAGCGACGCTGGTGATGTCGCTCTTCGCCCAGTAGGCGATGTCTTCAGTGAGAATGCCAGCCCAGCGATTGGCTGGGTCTTCAGCCACCCATGCGCGTGACTTCGCGTTGAGACGCTGCAGCTCAACGAGCAGCGCGCGCTGGTCGTCGCTCATGACCAGCTTCGCGTTGTTGATCGCATCAGATGCCAGCATCTCGTCTGCTGGGTCGACGTTGGCTGCTTCAGCTTGACTGTCGCTGATCGCGATCTCTGTGGCGATCGCAGCGCGCTTGGCGTCGTCTTCTGTGTCCATCGACGCTTGCGCTTTGACGTCGACCAGTTTCGTCACTGGCTTGTCGTCGCAGCTGTGGCTGTGCGCGAAGTATTTCGCACACACAGGGCCGATCGAGCCAGCCACTGACTTGGCTGCTTTGAGATGGCGACCACAGACGATGCACTTGCTGAACTTCGTCAGAAAGTCTTTGGCGTCTGCCAAGTTCCAGCGATCGCTCTCAGTCAGCTGGAACACGACGCCAGCGCGATACACTGTCGTGAAGTCTGCCACTGCGCCATTCTCAGTCATGCGCGCTGGCGACTCGATGATCTCTTTCGCATAGACGCGAGTCTTCAGCTTGTTGGGTTTGACCACATAGATGCGACCATCTTTTTTGAACACGCCAGCAGTGACGCTGACGTTCTTGTCGTCGTTGCGAGTCTCGAAGACATTGGCGACTTCAGCGCGCAGAATGTCGTGTTCGACGTGATCTGCTGCGTTGCGCACGTCGTCATAGTTGGAGAACTGCGACGGGCAGCTGATGTGCGAGACGCCAGCTGCTTTTGACCAGTTGCACTGTGTGCCACTCGGCACGACGCCATTGCACTTCGTGCAGCGTCCAGTGAACTTGGCTGTGATTCTTTTCGATTCAGTTTGGTTTGTCATGCGAACACTAGAACACGAGTGGAAAAGTGGCGCAAGCACTTTTTTTCACTTTTTTTTGGCTGGCTTTCAGAGCACCAAACCAGCGATCGCGCCAGCGATCACGAGCAGCACCAGCAGAATGATCAGCCAGCAGCCACACGCACAGCAGCCACAGTTTGGTTCGCTCATGGCATGTCGATGCGAGCACCAGATCGATCGAAAGTCACATCTGGCTCGCGATCAAAGTCGTGGCTTTCTTCAGCTCTGCATCTGGCGCACACAGCGTTGTGCTCACCGTTTGGGTCGTCATCCAGAGCGCCAAGCTTGGTGTGGCAGCTGATGCAGTGCTCGTCGTCGTCGCTCATGGCTTCAGCGCTTCACGTAGATCATCGATCGTCAAAGCTGCGACATCATCACAGCGCGCTGCGATGCGCGCCACGTTGATTGGTGCTGGTCTGCCAAGCAAAGACCAGATGGCGCGCGCGTGCTCCCATTCGCCTTGCTTGTATTGCACGAGCGCACGCAAGTGATCGAGCGCTTCGCGCAGCTGACGTTCATCGAGATCGTCAACAGTAGTCATGATGCACGCTCCAGATTCTTTGGCTCGAAGCCAAGCGACTTGGTCTTGGTGATCGTGGTGATGAAGCCAATGCGATTGCCATTGGCGCACTTGATCACGCGCTTGCGCAACTGTGCGCGATGCGTCTTGCAGAGCGTCTGCTCGTCGCTGGCACTGTAGCGCGCGCCACTGGTGTGGCACACGTCACAGAAAGAGCCAGCGATCTCGTGCGATGTGAACGCGCGTGGTGCGTGTCTGATGCTTCGAGCGCTCATGTTAGTCGTTGAAGATCGTGAACCAGTTGCCACGCCCATCGCTGTAGATGCGCGCGTCATTCTTGTCGATCTCGTGCAGCACGAACGTGTGGAACATCGCAGCAGATGGCACAGTGAACCAGTCAGGCCACTCGTTTGGCTTCAGACCAATCGTGCTGGCTTCAGCGCTGGCGCGCATCGTCGAGCCATGTCGCTCGAAAGTCGTGATGTCGATCTCGAACTCGCGTGGTCGCGTGACGCCGTTGATTGACGCTGTGCGCGCGATCACAGAGCACCACCTTTCACGATGGCGCTCTGGCGAATTGTCTTGGTTGGCATCGCGAACGTGCGACCATCTTCGCGCTTCATGATCGCGTGTGGCAGTCGCTGACCGTTCATGTAAGGGCCGCAGCCACTGGCGATCATGTGCTTGATCTCAAGCACTTCGCAGTCGATGCCATTCTTGCCACCAACGCGAACGATCGCGCCAGCTGCCAGCTCTTTCTTGTCCAGCTTCACTGGAATCAGCGCTTGACCAAAGCGTGCAGCCATCAGCTCAGTCAACAGCTTCGCGTGGTAGCGCGCGTCACGCGCTCTGCTCTTGGCTTGGTGAACTGCCAGCGACAAGCACTGGTCGACTTCGTATGGCATCAACGTCTCTTTCGCGACTTCGACTTTCTCGCTCTTGCACTTGGCGCGATTGTAGACGCTCTTGAAATACATTGGCGCGATCGCACCAGATTCCAGATCAACTGCCAGCTGCTCGCTGCGCTCTGCTGACTTGGTGGCGATCGCGATGATCGACACTGTCAACGTCGTCTGCTGTTCCATTGGCAGAGCGTGCGCACCTTGGCACACGCCATTGAAGTGACCCCAGTCGACCGTGTAGCCATGCTTCGCGATCGAACCTTGCCAGACTGCTTGAACGCGACCACACGCTTGGCAAGTGCCACGATGCGTCGCTTTGTTGCTGCTTTTTTCAGTGTTTGTCATGGTGTAAATTCGCACAAGAACACTGGTGTGCAACACTTTTTTCAACTTTTTTTTGGCTGGTCTGAACACATGTTCAGAAGCGCTCTGGATAGATGCACCAGATGATTCGCACGCGCTGGCTGCGCAGCTTGCGAATGAATCTTGCTGCGCGCGCTCTGCCAACGATCAGCTTGACGTCGCGCTCGCCATGCTGCCACCAGTGAACGAAGACTCTGGTTGGCTTCAGCTGTGTTGCTTGAGCAGCTCTTGCCATAGCTTCTCGTGCGCTCGCTCTGCGTGTGACTGAATCTCTTCGAGCGATCGCAATCGCAGCGTCGACTTCTTGTCGTCAGTTTCGTCTGCGACCAGCTCGTCGATCGCGACGATCACTGCCAGCTTTTTTTGTTGTATGTTCATCGCTTGCCAAACCACTCTTTGCGCAGATCGCCAATGCGCTTGTCAGAGCGCGCTGCACGACCGTTGCGATTGAGCAAGCAGATCGCGTCCAGTGGCAGATTCAGCAGCGTGGCAGCGAAGCCACGAGCATTGCCAACTTTCATGTGTGGTGCTGGCGTCGCGTGCTGCCATTCGCCATCTGGCTTGCGCTGCACTTTCCAGCGATGTGTTCGCTTGATTCTCATGTTGCTCATGTGTTGTGTCTTTCTGGTTGGTGGTTGGTCGACTGGATGCGCCAAGCTGTTGTGTCAGGGGGCAGCTTGGCGCACCAGTGTCGATCAGTTCTTCGACCAGAGCGTTGCTGGCAGCTCGATGATGTCGCCACCAACACGCTCCAGCTCGATCGCGCGATCGTATGACTCCACGTCGCTCGACGTGCGCGTGACTGCGTTCGCCAGACCAAAGAGCGACAAGTCGCCACCTTCGACCAAGTGATTCAACACGCTGTCAGATTCACCTTCGTTCAGCTTGAAGCGATTGGTGATCTCTTCGACGCTTTTCTTTGCGCCAATCTCAAGCGCCACTTCACCAGTTGCAGCGAACTTCTCGACCAGCGACTGGAACTTCTCGACGTTGAACACGCCGATCATCACGTCGCGCACCTTCATCCAGAAAGCGCGATCGTCTGCTTGGCGTGTCGCGTCTGTGAAGTATTCTGCTGCAGCGTCCAGCTCTGCGAACGCGTCCATGCGACGACCAACGTGGTGTCGCTTGATCACTTGCGCGCTGATCATGCCATTGAGACATGACAGCTTGTAGAGCAATGGCTCGACACGCAGTGTGCCAAGACCAACTTCGCTGTTGCTGATGACGACGCCAGCTTGCACTGGGTCTGCTTCGTGCAGCTTCTTGCCACTGCGTCTGAACGCGTTCAGATCAAACTCCATTCGTGGCGTGACTGCTTGAATGTAGAGACGCGTCTCTGTGATCTCGCACGACATCACTTGGCAACCAGACTTCTGCAGTTCTGGCAGCGCGATCTCAGCCAGATCGTTGTTGTCCAGTGGACGGTAGCGATCGCTGAGAAAAGCGCGTGCTGTGCTGTCGCCATTGATCAGCGTGCGCAGCATTCGCGTGCTTGGCTCTTTTTTGAACCAGTGGTTGATGTTATGCGCCAGCAGCTCTTGGTTGCCAGCAGCCATTCTCTCGACATAGCGAGCTGGGATGCCCGTATGTTCGCCAATCTGTCTGATGCAGTGTCGCGTTGGTCTGACGACTAATTCGTCGCCATTCGCTTTGAAACGGATTGCACCAAGCGATGATCGCACATCACCATCTACGTCTGGCTGGTAACTCAGACGCTCTGTGGATGCGACGAAGTCGCGTTTGGCCGCAGTCTGGCGCTGAATCTCAGTTGCCAGCTCGACCAGTGTCTTTCCTGTCTTCATGTGTGTTTGTTCTCCAATGCAGCTTTTGGTCAGTGCTGCTTCTGTTGTTAGTGAGCGACGTGGCTGCGCCACTTGCGCGACGCAGCCAGTGCTCGAAAGTTTCAGACTGTGACCCAGCAGCCAGTGAACTGACCTTGCTTGGCGATCGCGCGATCGAGCCATTGGCGCGACGCTTCTGCGATGATGCGATCGAACGTCAACCACTCGACGTCGTTGTTGGCGCGACGAATCCACGCACCACCAGTCATCGCCCAAGTGAAGTTGAAAGCGACGATGTCGCTGCGCTCTTGGATAGGCTGCGCAACTTGGCCTTTGATACTGGAAGCAGTCATCTGATTCATTGTCATGAGTGGAATTAAGCACACGACGAAAAAGCGCACAAGTCTTTTTTTCTACTTTTTTTCTGATGGCTTCAGCGCTGGCTGGAATCGAACCAACCAGCGCGAACTTCGTCAGCTTTCTTTCGCGATCAGCGCATCGACCAGATCGCCAAACGTCTCGTTGTCGACGCTGTCTTCGCGTGCAGTCAGCGCCCCAAAGTAGAGACGCTCACCACCTTCTTTGCGCACAGCCATCAGATGGCTGAGAATTGCTTCGATCAGTTGTTTCTTGGTCATACCAGTGGCTCGAATCTCAGTTGATCGTCGAGCAGTCCACGATCGATCGCATGGTTGATCACTTTCTCGATGCTCAGCACGAACTGGCGACCAGTTGGCGATTCGATCAACAGCGCGCCAGTTGGCAAGATCGATCTGAAAGCGATCGTCACTTTCTTGCCAGCGTGCTTCAGCGTGGCTGTGCCACCATTCATCGTCATGTATAGCGAGCCAGCGTTGATCATTTCGCCAGTGGTGGTCTTGTCGCCATCAGACTTGCCACTACCCATCGATGGCTCGATGCGTCCAATGTCAGTCTCGATTGGTTTGCCCTTCATCGTGTGACTCCAATCAAGTTGTTCTTTTCGAACATCGCGCCAGAGCGGTAGACGTCGATCTCTCGACTGCCACGAATGCGTCTGGTCACTGGCACGTCGCCAGAGCTGACAGCACCAGCTTGCTGGCGCTCGATGATGTAGTTGTGCGACTCTCGACGCTCGCTGTGATGGCGCTTGCGATCGCCAGCGTGTGCGCTGATGGCGCACAGCGTGCTCAGAATGACCACCAGCAGCGTGGCTGCGCCACGAGCGTGTGTGCGTGGCTGGCGCTCGATGTCGAACTCGCTCACGAAGACTCTGCGATCAGAGCCAGCGTTGCGATCGAGATACTTGTTGAGATCGTCGCTGACAGCTGTCGAGATCGCGCGCTCGCCAGTCTCTTCGTCATCCCAGCGCTTGACGATGCGCACTGTGGCTGTGCCACTGAAGCGCTCGTTGTGCGACCAGTCAGACAGACCAGTGCCACCATTCTTGTTGGTGAACGCGAATGACTTCACTGTGATCACTTCGCCAACGTTCAGTTCTTGAATCATGACTGCACCTCTTTCAACAGCTTGCGCGCCATCAGTTGCCAGCCCCACTCGTGACCAGCTTTGGTGCAGACTCGATCAGCACATGCCAACATCTCAGCCAGATCGTTGATGCCAGCGAATGGCGCTTTGCAGAACTTGTCGCCAACGATCACCAGCTCGTGCAGCTGCTTGGTGAACGTGTCGAACAACCACACGCGCACGATTGGTGCAGCGTCTGGTCGTTTCGTCCACGACATGATTCTGCTTTCCAGCGCATCGATGTCAGCGTTGGATGCGACCCACTCTTGCGTGATGATCGACGCACCATCTTCTGCGATCAGCGTCACGTTGAAGTAGCGCGCTCTGAAGTTCTGCTGCTGGTATGCTTAGTCCAGCACTTTGATGCCACCACGCTTCGCCACTGGCGCTTCTGCCACTGCGATCAGCGCGCCATTGACTGGCAGCATCACAGTGCGAACTGGTTTCATCGATGCGCTCTTGCGCGCTGGTATGTC